TACAAGATGTAACAACTGTGTAGCCTCCTTTAGTAGTACTGGGCCACCTTCGGGTGGCCCTTTTATTTGGGACAATCTGACATGGCGTCATGATGTCCGACCAGCCACCTTCGGGTGGCTTTTTTATTGGGACAAACTGACACGGCGTCATGATGTCCCCCATAAGAAAAAACAATAGCACCGAGGGCAGACCCAGTGTAAGATTGTTCCGTAGTGACGACACCGAGGTTAGTTTGGCTACCCCCGAATCCAAGGTTAAAAAACAAGTCGTCTTATTACTAGAATCCTACGGCGCTTATCATTTCTTCCCTGCGATGGGGACGTATGGTAGGGCAGGTATTCCCGATATAGTTGCTTGTTGCAACGGTAAGTTTATCGGTATTGAATGTAAGGCGGGAGACAACAAAACAACAGAACTACAACGACGCGAACTCCGGAAGATACAGGAGGCAGGAGGTTATTCCCTCGTAATCCGAGAATCTAACTTGGATGAGTTGAAGCAAATACTTATACACTTGACAGGAAACAAAGGACCAAAACATGAGCCAAAACCAAAACGACATCTTCGATTATGCGATGCCCCTGCTGAAGATTGAGAAACTCGAACGAGACATTCATGACGCATGCAATACTAGAAACTACCGAGATGTTGGTGAGATGGTCAATGAGTTGATTGTTAACGCTCGTATGGTTCGTGCTTGGGCAAACCACCATCTTGACGTTGCAGCGTAGGGAACTGGTCATACACTTCACGATAGCCTCAAATTAAATGAATAGTCCCGTAGAAATCGTTGCAAAGACTTTGGGCGTAGAAAAACAAGAAATCGAGAATAGTCGGTTCAAACGACTAAATCTTGAAAACCCCTCAGTCTGGAAGATTGACTTCCATTACTTGTGCGTATCAACAGAAAAACCATTGCACAAGGGGTTTATTTGGAGAGAATGGCATGACCAATACGAAGCAGAACGATTCAACACAAAAATCTGGTGTGCGGACGCAAAAGACTAAAAGGGAGCGACTCTGGAAATTAAGTCCAGAGGCTCCCTGCCTTCTTGATATAGAAGTCTATAGGTTTTGGAACCTGCCCAGAACTAAACTCCTGATACGACCGAAAACTGTACGTGTATATACATATGGTATGGGGTACTCATTGATTAGGGTTTTCAAAATACTCGTACCAACCGAGGAAGGCCGAAGGCATGTATATGCTGATGTGGTGACAGGCACTTTGTATGAAGAAGATGGAACCTGCCTAAGTTCCGCAAATAGAAAAATTACAAATTGGAGAATTAGATGAAAAACAAACTTGGCTCGAACGTCACCGCAGAAACTGACAAGTCGTACATGTACTATTTGAAAGGATTGCCTTGGCTCCCACACTACACCGCGAAAGGTGTGTTTGTTGCGCCGGGAGGTGTGGAAAAGCGCGAGATTGAGTTAGAGGTACTCGGAGCCATTAAAAAAGAAGTATTTCTTTGGCCGCGATACTGGATGAGCGAAAAATCAAGGATGGCGCGATGAACTTTGAGGAACTAGAACAGCGGGTACGTGAATGGGCATTCGCCCGTGATATTACTGCATACTCAACCCCGCAAGCGCAGTTACTAAAAGCCGTCGAAGAACTTGGCGAGTTGGCAAGTGCGGAGTTAAAAGCTGACCACGCGGGTAGGATAGATGGTGTAGGTGATGTAGTTGTATGCTTAATTATCTATTGCCAGATGTGGAACTTAGATGTAACTAAATGCTTGTCCCATGCGTACAACGAAATCAAAGACCGTAAGGGCAAGGTAATAAGTGGTGGTGCTTTTGTTAAGGAGCAGATGAAATGAAAGTAACTGTTGAGATAGATGACGATGCGTTTGATTTAATTATGGTTAAAACTTTGGAAGACCATATCAAATACTGTTATACGGATGTTTACCGCCACGAAGAAGACGTTCAATGGAACGAAAAACTCAAAGAAGCACTATGGGTTATATTTGAGTACTTTGCTGGTGAAGAAGAGGCGAAGGGTTTGAAGGACCTCATTGAAGGAGGGGAAGATGAAGTTTGATGTTATTTCTTGCACTGAAACCGAGCGCGGTTTAATTGTCGGGCTTGATGTTGACGAGGAAGGTCGTAAGTATCTGATGGAGCGCGGGTTTAACGCCCTGCTGGCCGATGTAATCAAGCAAATGGAGGAAGACCATGAACGAGAGCCGCCGGAAGGCATTTGAGCAGTGGTGGTTTGAGAACAGCAGCAAGACCCACAACCCTAACGATATCTGGGATGCAGCATGCGACTGGATGAAAGAAGAACTTATCTGGCGTATGGAACAGTTTGTGGAGAAGCATCGAAATGAGCAAAGTTGAGTACGCCCTTGCCGAGGCACAAACGGCAGAAGATGTAATAATTATTTGTTTTGATGAGGTAGGCGAGATGTCTTTGCATTCCACGATTACTCGTGGGCCAGAGATTCTTTGGGCACTTGAACTTGCTAAAGCACAAATTCTTGAGATGGGACAACCGGAGGACGCGTGAAATTTAAAGACATCTTGTTTGATGTATGGCTTGCGTTAGGTGTGCTTGGTATGGTGATTGGTTTAGCTATCCCAGTACTGGGTACTTTTTATACGATATGGGAGTGGATACAATGAGCGACTTTATGCAGCGCCAATTTGATATCAGCCAAGAACTTATTCGGTTGATGAACCGTGAACACGAGCAGCGCAGCCGTTTCTTTGAGAAATACGAAGAACAGATAAAAGAAAAAGACCGCTACATTGCAAAGTTAGAGGCCACTATCCAAGCATTAGAAGTTTTAGTGAAAAAATAGGAGCCATCATGTACATCTGGTTTAATCTATTGTTATTTAGCAGTGGGCACTGGGTGTATGTAGATGTGTTTGAAACGCTGGAAGAGTGCCAAGACGAACGCAAGATGCAAGAAATTATTAGCCCCGGCAATTATTACTGCCTACCTGCGCAAGTAAAAAAGTCATGACCGAGGCTAAACGCTCCGCCAGTAGAAAGCACTACGCAAAAAATAAAGAAACGGTTAAAGCAAGAGTAAAAGAATACAAGTTAAAGAAACGAGATGAATGGCACGCCTATAAGGCTTCTCTTTCTTGCATCAGATGCGGCGCATCGCATCCAGCAATTATTGATTTCCACCACATAAACCGACATGACCCCGAGAAAAGAAAAGTACACAAACTAGTACAAGGCGATAACTACACCGCTGCGTACAGGGAGATTGAGAAGTGTCTTATTCTCTGTGCTAACTGTCATCGGATTCATCATTGGGAAGAAAGAAACAAACCTATTGAGGAGCCTAAGCAAGAAGAACCGAAAGTAAAAACCCCGTATGTACGCAAAGAAACAGCACAGAAAATAAAAGAAAAGAAAACCAGAGCACGCCACATGCTTGAAGACATGAAGTGGCAACGCGAACTGGAAGATGATTTATTTTGGAACGGAGAATACCAAGATGAGCACACCTACTGATACCGTAGACCACCCCGAGCATTACCAAAGCCCTTTCAAAATTGAATGTATCGACGCAATCGCAGCGGCGACTCACGGACTTGAAGGTCTAGAAGCGGTATGCGTTGGCAACTCTATTAAGTATCTGTGGCGGTGGAAGAAGAAAGGTGGCGTTAACGACCTACGTAAGAGTCGTTGGTACCTCGACAAACTTATCACCAACATAGAAGCGGAGATTGCCAAAAATGTCGAATCTACTTGACAACATTCTGTATGTCCTATCGGCAGACGAAGTAAAGATTCTGTTGAACAGAATAGACACACATCCAGAACTGTTCTCCAAGCACAGAGATGGTATGTGGGACCGCAAGGAATCCGCTTGGTTAGGACTGGCTTCTTTCGGTGCGTATACGTTTTGTGAACGCTGGGCTATCGGGCGTAAGTGCCGTAGGTTGGACCTCAGATACACTCGAGAACGAATCTTGAGTTTACTGCTGAGTGGGGATTACTAATGCAGTTCATAACCATAGACTTTGAAACGTATTACTCACGCGAGTTTTCGTTATC